ATCATTTACGAGTGCAACTATTTCTGCACAAGCTGCTGTTATTTATAACAGCTCAACTGTATCTGGTTTGACAACAAACGCATCAGTGTGTGTTCTAGATTTTGGAGCTGTAAAAACTTCAACAGCTGGCACGTTTACAATTACGTTCCCTGCTGCTGAATCAACTGCTGCAATCATTAGAATAGCATAGGAGATAATTTATGGCCTCTATCCAAGGATGGGGCCGACAAACCTGGAATTCGGGTGCTTGGGATACCTTTGCACCCGTTAACGCTACAGGTAATGGCCTCTCATCTTCTGTTGGTACTGTTTCCCTAGTTACCACGAATGTATTTGGGGTCGCAGGATTCCAAATTACATCTAGTATTGGTGAAGCATCTCAGGCTTCTGAGTATGCTGTTACTGGCAACGCCCTCACATCTACTGCGGGGACAATGCCTAATCCTACTATTGTAGACAACCAATTACTGACAGGATGGAATAGAGGTGTAGGAACTACTTTACCACTTGGATGGAGCACATCCTCTTGGGGTAATGGTGATTTCATATTAAGCACAGCAAACGGATTATCTGGTGTAGGGCTAACTTCATCATTAGGTGAAGAAGTTCCAACAGGTAATGCTGATGTTACTGCAACAGCTGCAGGTTTAACATCTACGACTGGCACTGCTGTAGCAACTGGTATTGCTGAAGTTAATGCAACAGGTAATCCGTTAACTTCAACTTTAGGAACAGAAACTGTTACTGGTGATTCTAATGTAACAGCGACAGGTAACGCTTTAACTTCTGCACTTGGTGAAGAAGATGCAACAGGTGTATTCCAATCAGGTTGGGGTCGTGGTGCAAATCAAGTTACAGGTCAACTAATAGGTTGGAGTGATAACCTTTGGAATATTTTAGAAACGGAATATGCATTTACTGGTGTATCAGCAACTTCCAATACAGGAGATCTTGCTTTCCAAGGTGACGTCGCACCAACAATAACAGGTGTTGAATTAACATCTGCAACAACAACTCCAGGCACATCAGTGTTTGTAACAGGTGTTTCTGCAACATCTAGCATAGGAACTTTCTCTATCTCTGGTGATAATAATTTAACAATAGTTGTAACTGAACAAGGACTAGTATCTAGAACTGGAACATTACCAATTACAATTGATGCGGCTCCACAAGTTATAACGCCTTCTTTAGGATCTATGACTATTACTGGAGATGCAAATGTAACTCTTACAGGTAATGCAACAACTGTAACTCTAGGAGATGAAGTACCATCTGGATCTGCTCCTGTAGATGTAACAGGCAATTTAATAAATGACTTCCTTGGAGATGTTACAATTACTGCGGGTGCAACTGTATCCGTTACGGCTGCAGGGTTAACATCAACTATAGGGGACGCTTCTCAAGAAAGTAGTTATGAAGCACCAAGTGTATCCATGTCTATTGTAAGTGGATCACCAAATATTACTACAAGTGTGGTCTTTACAATTACTGGAGTTTCTGCTACTAGTAGTACAGGTAATTTACAAGGAACCTTCTGGAGCCAAGTAGATGACTCAAACAGCGGAATAAGTTGGACGGAAGTTCATAAAGCTGCATAAAAAAGTTTTGACAAACTTTGAAATAATCATTAAGTTTTAAATTAGGAGATTAAATGGCATCGACTTATTCGACAAGTTTGAAAATAGAACTACAAGCTACCGGAGAAAATTCTGGAACTTGGGGTACAATCACAAACAATAACTTTTCACAAGTTTTTGAGTTTGCTATTGCTGGTGTATATGCAAAGACATTATCCGGCGCAGGCCCTACAACTCTAACTACTGGTGATGGCCCACAATCTCAAGCTAACAATGAAGCTAGACAAAACCAAATAATTTTTTCTGGAACAATTTCTACAACTCATATTGTACAGTTTCCAGCTGTACAAAAAACATACGGTTTATATAACAACATTTCTGGTGGTGCTGACGTAACTGCAAGGTTAGGTGCTTCTGGTAATACAGTTACAATTACAAATGGTAAATACAGATTAGTTTCTACTGATGGAACTAACTGGTACGATATTTTTACACTTGCTGGTTTAGGTGAAGCCTGGATAGAAAAGTCTAGTGCGTACACTGCGTCTGCTGGTGATAACATTTTTGTTGATACATCTTCTGCAGCCGTCACTATAACTTTACCTGCCTCTCCTTCTATTGGAGATCAAGTAAAAATTATTGACTCTCACGGCACAGCAGCTACAAACAATATTACTATTGGAAGAAATGGAGAGTCTATTCAACGATCCGCATCTGATTTAACAATTTCAACTAATGGAGCTGGTATAGCGTTGGTGTACTATGACAACTCGAATGGTTGGTTACTAAAATATAACGATTAATTATGGCTAACTTACAAGATATAACAAATAGAAGTGAAGTAGGAACGATTAAACCTTGGGGTAAAGCTACAGCTCCTGATGGTTATCTTTTATGTGACGGTTCAGCTGTATCTAGAAGTACATATGCAGAATTATTTGCAGTTGTTGGAGAAACCTACGGAGCAGGTGACGGTGTCAATACTTTTAATGTTCCAGATCTACAAGGTAAGTTTCCACAAGGTAAAAGTGGTACAACTAATTTAGCAACAACTGGTGGAGCGAATACTGTAACTGTATCAGTCACAAACAACCAAGCTGTGTCTGCAATCACAAGTACAGCTACTTCGAATCAAACTGTAACTATGACAGGTAATATTGATAATACGTCATTAACGACTGCTCAAATTGCTTCTCATAACCATCCAAGACAGGCGGGTTACAATGCTTCAAACCCAAGAGGTACATTTAGTTTTGTGCCTGTTTGTGGTAACCAAGATAACCAGGGACAAAGAGGTGGTAACGTTGTCTTTCAAAGTATGGCCCCTGGCATGGGTAACTGTGGATCAGGAACTGCACACAACCACTCACATAACTTATCAGGTACATTATCAGGTAACGTAGCTGTAACTAACTCTGGTGGTGCTTTAACTGGAACAGTGACTGCATCTGGCACAAATTCTTTTTCACCATTTGTCATTGTACAATATATTATTAAACACTAGGAGATTTTGATGGCTACACAAATTGTTATTTTAAATAAAGATACCATAACTGTTGATGATGAATTTATAATTAATTGGGCTGATAAGGGTAAAAACTGGGTTGATTCTTGGATTCCAGATAACTTTCATGCTGTAATATGGAACGATTTGGTAGGTCAAAACGAAATACAAACTAAAGATCCAGCTACAGGAAATATGACAGGTAACACTGATTTAAATGCCACAAGTGATGCAATCGGAACAACAACCATTGCTGATTTGTTAGTTTGGGGAGAAACAAGAAGATTACAAATGGAAGAAGCATACGAATCGTTTAGAGCAGAAGGCGAAGGTGCTGAGGGCACAGAATCCGAAGGTAAAAACTGGCCTGATTACGATCCTAACTACTCGTAAAAAATATCTGCAAACTTAATCTATAATCAAGGCTATCTGGAACTATCATTGAAACACCGTGCGGTGTCGTATTGTCATTAAATATCATTCTATTATATTCTGGTTTAATAACATTTATTTCATTCTTATCATCTACGTGAAGAAACAAACCACCATCGTTCATATCCCAATTTTCATTGAAATAAATTGTGCTAGCTGCAACATAATCTGAATCCTTGTGAAAAGGTAAGTAGCTGCCTCTTGCCCACACATGAAATGAAATATGAGCTTTTAAATGTTTAGAAATTAATTCTTTTTCTAAATAAAGAGGTATTATTTCGTTTGAGAAAACATTTAAATCTAATATGGAAACTTGCTTACCTTTATTTACCATTGTGCCGTCCCATGCAAGATTATTTGTTTTCCAAGAAAAGTCATCCCTTTTACTAGCCACATAATTAATTATATCTTGCCTTAGTTTCAAAGATAAAAAATTGTCATGTATTTGTATTTTACTCATGTCTTTCCAATCATGTTTACAGAAAAAATAATTTTTTCTTGTTTAGATAAATTTTTTTCTGTCCAGTGCATTTCATGTGGGTCAAATATTATCATATCCCCTTCTTTCATGTTAGCTTTTTTGTGGTTAATAATTAAATCACCAGCTCCCTCTGGTTGCTGAAAATAATAAACTCCTGTCTGTGTTTCATCTCGATCACCTTTAGGATGAAAATGTTCTTCAACATAACCTCCTGTAAAATATTTATTTATCCAAAAATCATGTATTTTATAATTATCACCTACCATTGATAAAAATTTATTTGAAATAAGTGTAAATACTTGACCAAAATCTTTTTGTCTGTAGTCAAAACTTGATACTCCTTTAATCACTGATTTGTGTTTTGTAAATGGTATGTCATTTATCTTTTTTAAAATGTCGTTTTTATCTTCAATTTTTAAAAAACTTTTTATCATTTGTAACTTTTTTTAGACCAAAACATAGATTTATATTTATCCATCCATTTTTTAGAAAGCTTAGCTTGCACTTTTGCATGATCTTTTTCAAAATAAAATCCACTCCACATTTTATATTTTTCTCTTCTAAAAGGTATTACTTGCACCATTGGATCACCTTTTTTTAACATAAATTGTTCATCTTTTTTTAATAAAATATATGGGAAATTAATTACATTAATGTATTTATCTGTGTCTACCACACCCTCTATAATTTTAATTCTATCTGTCGGCCTGTTCATTGGCTGCACAAATAAACAACTATATCCTGGTGGTGTTCTTATTAACCACTTATTTATAAATTTACCTGCCATTGCTCCAGAATGTTTGTGCCAGGCTTTAGGCAACTGAGCTTTATTATGATAATCAATATTATCCTGTGAGTGATCAGCAGGTATTAATGAGAAATCATCACCCCCTTGATCAATTACATAATCTTGATCAAAAGGAATAATATACCCTGCTGTCATAGAGTCTAAAAAAGGTATGCAAGTTTTTACTGTTGGAGAATGAAGGTTTTTATCGTTAAACCTTGGTAAGTCTTTGTATTCTTTAGGTACAAAATGTGATGCAGGTTTTGGATTAGGCCAAACATCAGCCATCTTTTGTTCTGTTGCACAAAATTTAATTTGTACTTCTGTTAAAGAATTTTTAAATAGATTTAACATTTGGAATTTCTATCTTATTTCTAATAAAATTGAATGACATTGATCTTCTAATTTTATTTTTTTCTTTTACTTTGAAGGGCATGACACAGTGCATATGTTTAGCTTCAAAAATATAAAAATCGCCTACTTCAGGAAAAAAGTCTGTTATCCCATGTCCATCAACACCAATAAATAAAATTTTACCATCTTTAAATTTATGTTCATTTACTTTTAAATTATTAACAAACTCTGGAACTTTTAAAAATAACACAGTAGACCAACCTGTAGAGTCGTAATGAGTATGTGGTGGGTTATATTCACCCTCTTTCATATCATTAACCCAACAAGAAATTATATTTAAGTTGTATTCTCCTGATTCATAAAGTTTGTAGTTCACACCAGAGTCAATGTAATCTTTCATGGCTTTAGTGAGAGAATCAAAAATTTTACACCCTTGTATTATGTTAACAATAGATAGCTCGCTTTCTATTCTGCCAGCTAAACGATGACCCATGTTCTCTAAATTTTCTTTTGCTTTTGTATATTTTTCATTAAGATCTTGCACCTCTTCAAGTGGCATCTTAT